TTGAACTTGCCGCTTGTGATCTCGTTGACGAGATCGTCCATTGAACTGAATGGCATGGTGATTCCTTACGGTGTCCAGATGAATTGCGCCTGCCCCACCATCGGCAACAAGGCGCTTGTATTGGTGGACAGGTTGTAGATGTAGTTGAGGAACGCGCCGTCCAAAATGCGCGGCAACGCCGCCTGCTCGCGCAAAAAGTTTTTCTCGACCGTTGACGACAACTCGTTGGCGGACATCGTGAACAGCGGCTTGGCCAACAACATCACGCCGAACCCGCCCACGCCTGCCGCAAGCTGCACAGACTGCACAGACCGCACGCCTCGGTCACCATCGGCCAGCGGGAAGAACGGCCCTGCAGAGCCCCCGGAGGTGCTGATCATGTTGGGTCCAATGACACCAATGCCGCCCGAGGCTCTGTACGCTGTCGTAATGGTCTTGGCAACGCCGTCTTGGTTGGTGTAGTTGATGGTGATGTTCGTGGCAGTGCTTGTTCCAGGCGTTTGCATCATCATCAGCATCCGCACACCCTCGCCGTCTGTGTATCGCGGCAAGGTCACATCGTTGGTCAAGTCTTGCTGGTCGGTGTTGTCCAGGTCGATGTACGGGTAAAACAGCAGGTAGTCCAAAAAATACACCGAGGCCAGAAAGCCCCCGGTGCCGCCATGCGTCAACGACATGCTGAGCAGATACCGCTCCGTGCTGATGCCAGGGCCGACATAGATGCTGTTGTTGCGCTGGCCGATAAGTTGCGTGGCCTCCAGCGCCGCGCCTAGGTAGGCGTTGTAGGACGGCAGGCCGGTGCCGACGCTGAAATCACCAAACGGGTTGGTGCCGAAACCACCGTAAACCGATGTGCGAATGAAATGCTGGATGTGATGCCGCCCTTGCTCGACGGCAGCAGCCACCTCGGCAACGGACCTAAACGGCATCAGGGTTCTCCAGCGGAGTCCACTCCACCTCGTCGGGTGACCACTCCACGCCCCCGTCGGGATGCTCCGAGCACGCCGACAACTCGGTGTCTGTCAGCGTCAGCAGCTCACGGCAGTGGGCGCAGCGGTACACCACATCAGTCCACCGTGGCGGTCATGGCACCAGCGGCAAACTGCGGCTGAATGCCGTTGGAGATCGACAGGCTGGCGTTGAGCGCACCTTTCAGCAGCAGATTTCCAGCACCAGTGGAGTCCGTGCCGATGCCGAAATGCGTGGCCGTGGCGGTGCCCGCCGTACATTGACCGAACTGCACCAGCGCGGTGTTGGCGATGGTGGAGGTTGTCCGCGTCCAACCGCCTGCCGTGCGGTTTACAGCCACGCGGGCGTAGCCGGTGTAGCTGATCTCGTTGGTGCTCTGGTTGCCCGCCTCGCCGGGGTCTGCGCTGTGCAGCGAGATGTAAAACGAACCCGCCGTGGCAGAGTTCTGCAAGCCAGCAGCGTCCCCGATGTTTGCCCAATCGACGTTGAGAAACAGGAGATCGAGGAGTGCCGCTTCGGCGGCGTTGGTCATGGACATGGTATTTCCTTACGCGATACGAATGATTGCGTTGGTTGCATCTGCAACAGGGAACTGGACGGTAAACGTACTACTAGAGGAGGACTTATCCTGCCCAAAGTCCAGCACCGCGACAGATTTATTTCCCTTGCTGTAGTTGTATATCAACGCTCCTCGGGCCGTGATGGTCGCAGAGGTAAATGAGATATTGTCAAACGTCACCCAAGCGGTAGTGCCAGAACTTGCCACTGTTACGCCTGTCAGCGTCCCGCCACCAGCAACGTATGACCCGCTTGCAGCCACTTCGTTGGTTGAAGAATAGACCGTGGTCGTAGCGCCTAGATCCGCAGACGAGGTGTACAAGGCGAGTTTGAACGTGTCCGTACCAAAAACCTGGGTGCCCGTGAATAGCTCCGCTTTGAAGCTGGTGGTCATCGTTTGAACAATCGCCATTTAGATCACCTGTGTCCGTACCTGCCCACTGCGGTATGCGTCCTGGCGATTTTTCCCATCACCCAGGTTCTTCAGCAGCGTCAATGACTGCACGTACTGCTTGTCCATCTCGGCCACGATGTCAGGCTCTTGCTTCATGAACCGAGCAGCTTCGACCATGACTGCATTGAACAGCACGCTGTCAAAATTGTCGCTCAGCCATGTGTTGGTCGCCGTGACAATGCTTTCCGGGTAGTAGAAGTAGTGAAGCTCCGCCGTCAAATTTGCGCTTGGTGTAGGACCAAGAATCAACGTCAACTCATCAGGGTTGGATGAATCAGGGCCGAACAACGCGTAGTACTTTGGAGTTCCGGTCGTGCTGGGGTTCGGAAACGCCGAGCGGATGAAGTTCACATCCTTGTTCAGCAAGTACTCGTAATTCCCAGAACCATCAATGACCGCAAGGCTGAAGACCGATAGAAAGTCAACCGGAGCCGCAAGATACTGATTCCCGCTGGTCAACGTGCCCGTGACGTTCTTCCGAAGCGCAGGAAGTTGAACAGCGTTGTAGATGCGCTGCTCAGCCAACTCCGTCATCGTGGCGAAGTCTGCCGCTGAGAACGTATTTTCGGTGTAGTCGGAGACAGCAGCTTGAAGTTCTGTGTAATTCATTTACGCCACCGGCTGCTTAAAACGCCCACGTACACCTTGACGTTTGTTGTTTTCTGCCAACCATCGCCAAAACGTGTCGTATGAAACACCAATCTGCTTAGCCGCTTTATACCTTGGTACGCCCGTCAAAACAAGCTGCCACGCTTTTTCGCAAAGCGGATCGTACTTATTTTTTCTGGCGTTGCTCCAGCGTTTTTTAGCCCCAGCGCTTAAATTTTGTAGTGCCAATTCAGTGTGCTTTTTGTTTGTCATGGCCCCAGGCATTGGGAGACATGAATCCTTTAACAGGTTGTAGTGCCCCATCGCTTTAATAGCGATGTCTTCATACATAGCGCGTTGCCCTACACTACACACCAACAAAGGCCTATAAACAAACACAGCCTCTTTGTGCTTATTCCAAGCCTGCTGCAAAAAAGGCGACGTGTGCTTATTTGCGCGCAACGAATTTCTATGCGTGTTCCAACGTCTGCGTGGCTCAACAGTTGAGCCTACATACGAGTGCCCATTGGCAACATTTTCAATCTTGTAAATCAAGACTGAATTTGTCAGCATGCGGGGCAACTCGGTGTAGTTCATGGTTTACGCCATCGGACCGCGAGACATGAAGCCCCGCGTAGCAGCACCGGACCCACGCTGCTTGACCCCCGTGGTCTTCGGCCCCGGAGCGGGATGCTTGGAGATGTTGCCCAGCACCATGCACAGATCCCGAGGGTTCTCAGCCTCTTGCGGGTATGCCTGCTTGGCCGGAGGAAGTTTTGTGATCTTGCCCATGTTTCACCCCGTCTTCTGGTTCATGGCACGGGCCATGTTCTTGCCCATTTTCAGGCGATCCTCAGTAGTGGGACCGCCCTTCTTGAAGGCTTTCCCGCCCTTGGCGAGCTTGGTCATCGGCTTGCCGGGGTGCATCGCACGTTCGTGCTTGTGAACATCTTTCATCATCGCTCCTTAGGAAACGGATACTGTGACTGTACCTACTAAACCCCTTGGTGCCAAGGCATTTGGCGTCAAGGCGGCATCAAAACTTCTGGACCCACCCACCGGGTTCCAGCCCCACTCAATCACCCGGCTACCCCCGCCGAACGAGCCCGTAGCAGTCACACCAGACGAGTACCAAGTGTTTGTGTCTGGACGGGGATCTCGGATGGCCTGGGGATCACTTACCGGGAAACTGCCTAGCAATAGTTGTGGTTGATCTGGGGTCCAGCATTGAGGACACGCTTTGATCTGTGTTTGCTTGGTTTTGACTACGAGATTCTTGAGCTTTTTGAGGTCAAAACGAAACCCGCAGACATCGCAGTAGCCGAATGCCTTTGCGCCGTTTGCAAAGCGATTGCTCATGATATGAACATTTGCCTTGGCACAAATCTTACAGCACTGCGGTCTCTATCTTCGGAACTGGCAAGATCCCAGGCTTCATCGTACTGCGCCTTCAGCACCTGCATACGCTCCATCGCACCTGGGATCTTCATGGACAGGTAATACGCCAGCCCGGCCACCAGAGCGTTGAGGAAACGGAAGGGAATGTCCTGCGTGTTGGTGCCGCCTGCTCCAGCGTCTGCAATGCGTCTGAGCCGCCAGTAGATCAGCGTGTAGGTCTGAGAGTTGTCGGGTGTGGGCCACACCGTGAACTGCGGCGCTACTGCTTGCCTGTTGATCCAAATCTGGATCGGTCTTGCCTGCTGCAACTTGTTCGGGATGGATGAGTAGGTAGAAACACTGATGCGCGTGATGGTCAGGTCCGTCTGCGTGGAGACATTTCCTGCGCCCGTGCGAATCACATGCTCAATCAGATCCACCGTATCGGCGGGCAGCGTGTAGGTATTGATACCAGCGGTCAGGATCTGTGAGCCTTGCTCAATGGTCCACATATTGATGCCCCGGTTTGCCCAGTCTGCGAACAGCAGGTTCAGGGACCGACGAGCGGTCTTCAGGTCGTAGCCCGTGCGAAGCTCAGCACCACAACGCTCAAAGGCCTCCTCAACCGCCTCGCTGAGGTCAAGGTTAAATGACGGCCCTGTCTGGTTGATGACTGTCATGTCAAGCCTTACAAGCTACCAAAAGACAATAAGAACCACGCAGTGCCGTTATATTGAACAGCGCATGTTTGCCCAGCAGCAAGCGTTTTAAGCCCGCCAACGCTGAGCGTAGATGCGCCTGTAGCCGCAGCAGTTCTGACGACAGTAAACGTAGCGCCAGCAAAAGCGTTTGTTGACGACAGCGTGACTGTACGGTTCGTGGTCAAAGGCGTGTTGAACACCTGTGTCGGTGCGTCAACACCGTTTACTACGGTAACAGAGGCATCGCCGCGATCTGCGCTAACCAGTTGGTAGGTGGCACTAAAGGTGTTGTCGAAGACTCGATAAATGCCTGTGGCAGGCAGATCGATGTTTGTGTTACACCCACGAAAATCGTTACCGCTAATCTCGACGTCTGTAGCAACAGCAGAATTGGCACGAATTCCAGAGTCTGCGTTTACAATACTGTTGTTGATGATGTTTATATTTTGTGAGCCAGCGGCTGTTTCAAATCGGATACCGTTTACTGACGTTACAGCACTATTGTGTGATATTGTGTTACCTGAGCAGATAGCATTCTTAACTATTGCACTAAAATTGTAAGTACCGATATTTATGCCGCCTGAGTTTGGTCCTGTAATGCCAATTAAATCAATGGTGTTGTTACTGATAACTAACCCATCAAAAGTTCCGTCATAACCAACTTGAATGGCGTACATCTCGCTACCGCCGTTAACACGCACGGAGTTGTTTGTAACGGTATAGTTTTTACCCGACGAAGCTACAGAATCAGCACTTACAACAATTCGGCCATCGTCCAGTATATTGCCACTGATAGTCCAATAATTTCCAATAGCCTCGATACCTTGCCGCCAACTACCTGACCCGCTGCGCCTCCAAGTGTTTCCAGTGATAGATGCGTAATCCATCCAACCGGATATACCGGACGCGCCTAGGGTGGTCTTGTTGTTAGCGTCAAAGATGTTGTTGCTGATGACTACGTTTTTGATACGGAACTCGTTGGTCCCGCCAGCGCCGCCGTTTGCTACCGCCTCAATAGCAAACAAATCACTGTTTGTGTTTTGGAAATAGCAAGAGTCTACGATCAATCCGCCATTAACTGCGGGGGAGAAGTAGTTAATGGCAATGGCATCGTAAGTCCAGTCAGTGAAATAACATCCTTGGAATTTGATGTCCTCAGTATTCCATAGCTGGACATTGGAATTGTTTGGTGCAAGATTGGTTTGGAAACGACAATCCGTAAACGACACATTCTTTACTGGCAACCAACCCGTAAACGCCGCCAAAAACACGTTGTCGTCGTAGCTGTTAAAAAACCAAACATCATTGAATTTAATGTTGGTTGCGCCGTCGCGCATATAAACACACCACGTACTGTTGGAGGATTGCGCAGCGCTGTTTCCATCAAATTTTAACTGAGCAAAAGAAATATTTGCACATTGTACTAATGACAAAATTGCAGCAGAAGGCGACCCAGTAGCAGCCCCAACAAGCTTTAGTATAGAACCCGCGCCATCACCGTACACAAATATATTGTTGTAGGAACTGTTAAGAGTAAGGGGATTTGTCAGGTACGTACCTGCCGGGAAATATAGCGCTTTACCATTAGCTGCCGCAAATGCGTTTGTAAGCGCAGTGGTGTCGTTCGTCACCCCGTCTCCGGTGGCCCCAAAGTCTTTGACGCTTACGACATCGCGCAATTTAGCCTGGACGGTGCGGGTTACAGCGCCTGTGCCTGCGGGGAGGAAATCAATATCCCCAGACGCGCCAGCGTCTGAAGGATCAAAAATAATCACGCCTGGGCGGCTGTCTGAGGCGTATCCAGTCGCTGTGATGGTCAGGCTGTACGTGCCATTAGCCGCGTAGAAGCCGTACTCGCCGTCAAAGTTTGTCGTGACAGGGTTTGGAGTTGTGGTCACTCCGTTGTCAGAGTACAGCGTTGCCAGCCCACCACCAGAGGCGTACACATACACCAGCGCACCGGGGATAGCGTTGCCGCTGCGGTCCTGTACTACGTCAAAAAAGCGTTGCATGGCTTACTTTGCTGTTAGCGCAGAGCGCTTGAAGGCTTTGGCAGTAGGAGCGCCGGGAGAACCCGGCTTGCGCATGGTTTCACCCGATCCAGCGGCAATCCGCTTGCGCTTGGCGTTGATATTGGCATAGAGCCCACCGCCCTCGGCGTACTCGGTAAAGTCGGTGTTGTCCCTGCGGGCATGGCGTTTCCCGCCCTGAAGGAAGTCGGTGTTGTCACGGCGCTTCTTCAGTTCAGGTCGAATGTCACCCATGCCCCTGCTTTGGCGCATCTCACACCACCTTGCACTTGCGAAGGCCGCGCTGTTCGCAGCCGCTACCCTTGACAGAGCCGCCCTTGGCATAGCCCGCTTCGTTGTATGCCTCACCTTCGCGGGCAGCGGCAGGAACCTTTTCACGAAGCTCCTTGGCCCTACGAATATCATCACGCGAAGACTTTGCCATTGTTGGCATCATGCGAGACAGCATTGAGTTTTCACCCTCAATGCCTTGTTGCATCAACTTACGAGCGGCGCTAAGTTTTGAGAACTCTCTTGAAGTGGGAGTACGGTAGTTTTGAGGCATAGCCCCTCCTTAGCACTTTCCGCCGCCCATCATCTTCACAATTTTGCCCTTGGTCTTGCCTTTGGACTCGATGCCGCCGCCTTTGGCGTAGCCCTTGGCTTCCTTCATCTCGTGCTTGAGCATCGACTTCGGAGCGCCCTTCTTCTTCATGAAGGCCACTTCCTTCTTCATCATTTCCTTGGACTCTTTCATACTGCCTCCTTCGGCATGTGCTTTGGGACCAACAAACTTCTCGGCAACACTACGGGGGATGCCTGTGCCCTTGGGATCTTTCAGTGCCGCGTACATCAAACGCCGCTGAGCTTCGGACTGTACAGGCACTTCAGTTCCCCGGAGGTGCTCTGCGGTCGCGCAGACCATCAATCTTCTTCTCTATCAAGTCAAACCTGTCGAACAACTTGCCCATGTCCTGACGGAACTCTGCGCGTGTGATGTGATCCCGCGCAATCTCTTCGCGGGTCTTGTTGAGCAGGATACTGATCCTGTCCAGTTCAGCAAATTTTGACACCATAAGATATGCCACCACGCCAAGTAGGACCGTGAGAATTGTGTTCCAGACTAAGGATTCCATGTCAGCACTTCCAGGCTTTGCGCGCCTTCCTCAGGCGGCTTTCGGGGTCTTTGGCCGCTTCCGGCCACATCTTCATCTGCCCCGCTGAACGGGCACAGAACGACTTCTTGCGTGGACCGCCTTCTGGTTGAGGGGGCTTCAGATTCATGCCCTGAGCCTTGGCAGAAGCACGCCCCTTGGCGTTCAACCCGCCCTTGGGGTTCTGCCCCTCCTTCCGGGTCCAAGCAGGCGACTTAGCCATGATCAGGCCCACATCCTGCTGGGAGTCTTGACCTCGACCTTGTAGGCGTCCAACTCGGGGGCCTCGTCGGTGTGGCGCACGTTGACGTGCCAGCCCTCCAGCGGGGCCATCTCGTCCACCGCTTCGCCGCTCTCGTCCTCGGCAGGCAGCACGTTGCCCGTGGCCTTGTAGATCGTGCCGATGACATCAATGGCCGCGTACTTGGGCACCAGCACCGTCTCGACCACATCGTCTTGCGCGAAGGTCTGCTCGGTGAACAGCACCTCGTTGGCCTCGGCTTCGTCAGCGAATTTCAGGAAGAAATCTGTGTACATAGGTGCCTCACTGAATGGATCGAAGGGGTCGTAGGTCATGTCGTGATGGCCTGGAGATCGGCGTTAGCCAGCCTCCGAGGGTAGTAGGTGATGCGGCGGAGATAGCCGTTGAGGTAATCCGTGCCGCTGCTTCTACCAATGCGAAGCGTTGTCAGACCAGAAGGGACCACGCCAGCCAAATCTGTCAAAACAGAACCGCCGTTGATTGATGCCGCAAAGTTATTCGCAGCAAATGCACTAGCCATTTTGTTCACGTTCGTTTGCGTCACGCCGTTTGCACCAAGATCGTATTGGCCTGAACCGCTCGACACTGCGTTGGCGTATAGCCGTGAAGTGTCCGTTCTCCACAGATGAAGAATTGCATTGTTGGTTGAGCCATCATCTACCGCAACAATGCGAGGGAACAGGGCTGCTGTTTGCGCGGCGAGTTGCTGAGACTCGGTATACAACGTCCCCTCTGTCGCATTAAACCAAGGGCTCAGCGTATTCACTGAAGCCACATCGGCTGCACGGGTCAGGGCTGTGGTCGTGGTGGGGATGACGGAGGTGGCAAACGCGCCTTGTTCTAGCTGAGGCAGGCCGATGCGCAGGGTGATGTCGATGGCTGCGCCGTTGGCCCATGCAAAAGCCACAACTGGCTGCACGTATGCAACTGATGCGTTGTTTGTGGTAAGCGTCGAAGCGAACCTAGAAAACGTGGCAGAAACGGAAGAAACAATGTTTGTTCCGGTCAGCGTTGACAAATATGTTGGCGTTATTGTGTATTGATTTGCGCTCAGGCTAATTGAATTTATATTAGCTGTGCTTCCGCCGACAACAGATACCCAAGCACTATGCGCCCAAGATTGCCCATTGCTTGCGCTAACTATATTAGCGCCCTCAAGATTCAAAGACCCGTAGGTATTCGTTGTTGTCCCAGAAAAACGTAAGTCAATCCACGTAATTCCGTTTGAAGTGCCAGTGCCAACAATCTGACGAGTAAGGCCTGGAAAATCTAAAGACCAATTTGTTGGTGCAGCGCCACCAGAACCTATAACTCCCGCCACAGCACCCACCATCGTGTTGTTGCGGATGGAATTGGTGCGGGACTCCTCAATCAGCAAGCCCTGTGCAGCAAGCGTCGAAGGGTTGTAGTCGAAGCGCGGGGCGTTAACGGCTGCGCTGGTCAGCACACCAGCCGAGTCGAAGAACGTGGCCGTGCTGGCACGGGTGAAGGTGATGATGTCGCTGAAGTTTTTAGTGACGAGTGCCATGATGTTTCCTCGTCAGGTGGTGATGGCCTGGAGATCAGCGTTACTGAGCCTCCGAGGGTAGTAGGTAAACCGCCTGAACCACCCATTCAGTGCAAAACCATCAGTACCCGTAAATCCAAGGTTTACATCTGTGATTGTGGGCATTGGGCTAAATGATGTTTGCGTGGCTACAGCCTGACCACCACCAGACAGAGCGCAGTCATTAACTTTTACACCTAAAGCCACTTTTATTATTTGACCTTCTGTCAGTGCTGGTGATGGTGTTATGGCTATGTCTTTAGTCGCTCCGTCGCGCAACACAGCGACGTATTGATTGGTGCTGCTTTTTCTTATCCTGTAGCCAACGCCAGCAGCGCCTGAAAAAGTCACAGGGGTCTGCGTTACATTCAATCTGGCAGTGAACTCTGCAAACAACGTCCCCTCTGTCGCATTAAACCAAGGCGACAACGTATTCATCAACGCCACATCAGCAGAGCGCGTGAGGGCTGTGGTCGTGGTGGGGATGACGGAGGTGGCAAACGCGCCGAGTTCTAGCTGGGGCAGGCCGATACGGAGGGTGATGTCTGCTGCCACACCGCCAGTAAATGCCACACTTATTGACTGCCTAACAAACGCGGTTGATGCGCCTGTTGTTATTGATCCGCTGCTGCGCTGTGTGCTTAAACCAGCAGTTGTCGGAGTAAAAGTGCTGGCCGTTGTTTGACGCAAATACGCAGGCAATGAACTATATTCAAAAATCTCTTGAATTGTTGACGCAATACCAGTCAACGATCCTGCTTGCAATTTTACGTAAGTTGAAACAGCCCACGCTTGAGAAGCTGTTGCGGCAACGGAATTATTCCCGTCAGTAAGAATTAACGCAGTTCCAGTTACAGTTGCTGTGCCAAACAGTCGAATATCAATGTATGTAACACCGCTTTCTGTGCCTGTCCCAACAATCTGCCTGCTAATTCCTGTCAAACCAGATAAGTCAATGTTCCAGTTTGTCGGCGGTGTCCCAGGCGTACCTGCTACCGCCCCAACCATCGTGTTGTTGCGGATGCTGTTCGTCCTCGACTCCTCAATCAGCAGCCCCTGAGCAGCAAGCGTCGAAGGGTTGAAGTCAAAACGAGCCTCGTTGATCGCAGCAGAGGTCAGCGTGCCCGCAGAGTTGAAGTACGTTGCCGTGGACGCTCGGGTGAACGTCACGATCTGAGCGAAGGTTTTTTGAGCTAGTCCAACGCCACTTTCCCAGACTGCATATTGCGCAGCAATCTGATACTGCGGGGTGATGAAGTTGGTGTTGAGCGTGTACGTGTCCGCTCCAGACAGATCCCCCGCCGTACCAATAAAAGACAGGTCCAGTGTTGCGCCGTCCTGATTGAACGGGTTGTTCCCCCCACCGCCACGCAACGGGTACGCAGGAAGCGCGAAGCCAAACCCGAACGACATCAGAAAATCCTGACTAGGTTGGTCGCTGTCGTGCCAGACGCATACACACGGATCACTTGCAACGGCACAACCGTCCCCCCAGGAACAGCGTTGAACGTCACATCTGACCCCTGCGCCGTCAACACCCGCAACGCGCCCGTGGTGCCCACAAAAATGACGCTAGGCTCACGCAGGTTGTTGGTGTCACTTGTCGTGACAGCAGCCGCATCCCCAGGAAACATGGGGAACGTCGGACTGAAATTGGTCTTAGCCATTCAGCACTCCTAGGGGGCCGAAGCCCCCGTCATCAGTTCTGGATTGCGGTCGGAGCCTGAGCGCCGTTGTCAGCACGCTGGATGTACTCAATCGTCACCACAGCCACACCAGCCGTCGGATTACCGCCAGTAGCGGTAAAGGTCCCAGTCACCGTTACATCAGCCGTGCCGATGTTGTCAGTGGCCGAGGAAACCAGCGCAGCGTCCAGCGTGGCGCGAACCGCTTGAGCAGTCGTCA